TTAACTCAGGATGAAGCTGAAAAGCTAGCTGCTGAGTTCACTCAAATGTCTGGACCTGATGTACTTCAAGAAATGGTTCGTCAAATGGACGAAGCAGGAAAGACCAGCCAAGAGATGAGCTTTGCGCTTGAAAGCGTAGCTTCCGAATCAACGCGATTAATACCACTACTAATAAATAACGCAGAAGAATTCAACGCGCTATCTGACGCAATGAGACAAGTTACGGTTCCGCTAACTAAAGATGACATAAAGAAAATAACTGACGCAGGGACAGCCGCGCTAATCGCAAGAAAATCATTCACTAGCCTAACAGATCAAATAATCGCAGACTTAGCTCCGGCATTTCAGCAAGCAGCAGAGAACGCAGCTTTCTTTTACGCAACTCTAAATGAAGGAACTGAGGCTCAAATAATATCTGACTTAGCGAAGACCAGCGAGAAGATAAAAGAGCTTACAATTGCAATACAGGAAAGAGAGCAGGCAGACTTAAAAGCGTACCAATCAGCTAGCCTGTGGGATGCGTTAAATCCATTCTCTGATGACGTAGCAGATACTCAGTTAATGCGCGACGAACTTGTAAAGCTTGAAGAAGAATACTCTCGACTGCAAGAGCTATACAAAGAGTCAGCAGGGTTAACACCTCCAAGTGATGCAGATATAGAAAGCGAAAGAAAGAAGCCCGAAGAGGCTGCGAAACTAAAAGAAAAAATCGACGCCGAGCAGGCTAAAAAGGAATTAGACAAGGCGCGTGAGCAATCCGAAAAACTTGACGCTATAAAGCTTGATCAAGAAAAGAGGGAAAGGGCGCGCATCGAGGAAAGATTCAAATCTGAGGAGGAGTTATTAACCGAAAGGTATGAGCGCGAACAGGAGTTATTCGCAGGAAACAAAGAGGCACTTCTAGCTCTTGAAAGCGAATACATTGATAACATCATCGAGCTTGACGACAAAGCTGAACAAGCAAGACTTAAATCAAATCGAGCTGTTGAGCAGGATAAAATCAAGCGTGATAAAGGCGAAATTAAATCAAACGAGATATTAACCGACGCTCTATTGGATTCTGCTGCCACTATCTTTGAAGATAACAAAGAGATTCAAGCAGGCATAATTGTTGCCCATACGGCAGCTGGTGTAATGAATCAGTTCACCACTGGCGACCCTTACACAGCGTGGGCAAGAGCTATAGCTGTAGGTGCCGAGGGCGCACTGCAATTAGCTAACGCACAAAGCGCGAGTAAAGGTGGCGGCGGGTCAACATCGGTATCAGCAGCGCCAGCAGAGTCAACTCAAGATCAAGCAAATGTGAGTGTGACAAGTTTTGAATCAGGCGGTCAGCAAAACACGATTCAACTTGTCGGCAATGGTGACGAGTTAATTGATGCACTAGCTAGTGCGCTAACTCAAAGACAAATAGACGGGAGAGCTTAAATGAAAGTATCTAAATCAAATGAGCTGCCGTCGACCACTGTAAGTGTAATCGGTGGCAATCCGCTCATTGATGAATCAGTGTTGATCGACGGTGACTTCTCAAGCCGTTATACATCAACAATAACAGGATCTATCGAATTCGAGTTTGAGAACTTAAATGGCTTTACGATAGATCATGTTGCGATCGGCGGTAGTAACTTTGCTAAAAAGCCGCTGACTGAAGTATTCACAATCACTATTGAGTTTTTTACTTATGTCCCAGTCGGATCGGACTCTTACGTTACATCCGACGGAAATACATACAAGACCGCTGATACGCTCCAGACGGCTGAAAAAGTTGGTGAATTTATCGGCTCCGAGTCTAACGAGAAAACAACATTTGTTATTGAGTTTAGCCAGAGGATGGTTGATAAAGTTTCTGTGAAAGTAACTGGGAGCGGACAAGCGTCAGTCTCAGATATTGCCGCTGGTGTATTCTTTGAAATCCCAAGAGGACAACAGGCTGGATACAACCAACCGTGGACAGTTCCAAACTTTGAATCGAGAACAGCCCAATCTTTAGATAACGCGCCTACAGCATTGCTGTACCAATCGCGCCAACTCAAGTGCTCACTATCAATACCTAACAATATAATGGCTGATTTCCCAGCATACTATGAATTCTTGAGTTACGCCGCTGTGAACGTGTTCTACGTGCTAGAGGATGACGACCCGACTCACTCATATGCAGGTTTCAACATGATGATCGACATGACTAAAAATCATTCTCAGACCAGAGCGCTTGGCGTCTCCTCTTACACCTTCAATGCTCACGCTAAAACAGGGGAGTTTCTATAATGACCTCCACTGACTATCAACAGAGTCACTTTGTTATTTATGAGTTAGTAATCCCTTATTGCACCGTTTGCACGCCTATAAATGACTCAACAAAGGGCTGGAATACTCCGCTCACATGCCAGGAGTCTAGCGATGCAGAATATTCGCTATTCTTTACTGAGCAAACAACATCATTAGATATACCAGAGCAGCAATCATTACCGTTCAAATCAAAACTGAACGGTAAGATATTTAGACAGGTTGTAAATCAATCAGAAACCACGCCACAATTAAAGCCATTCGAAGGGCTGGCAAGTCGTGGCACCATGTCGATCACAATGGAAGATTTCCCCGGCGACCCTGGCCCGTTAGAGTTTAATGATAAGGGTACATTCTTCGGAAAGTTATTGGCTCGAAACATACTAAACGGTAAAAAGATAATCTCTCATTACTATACCGCCTCAAAAGCCAATCCAGCGGGTGTTGAAGTTGAAACTCACGTTCACTTTGTTACTGATGCGCAGTTAAATGGGACTAAGTTTGTATTAAAAGGCAAAGACGCTCTCAAGGATGTTGAGGATTTAACTGAGCAATTCCCCGCGCCTGTTGATTGCGTGTTAACTACCAACATAAACAGCAGTCAAACCTCTTTTGATGTCAATGACGGCACCTTGATTGGATACCCGGCAACTACAGAGATACGCATTGATAGCGAATTAATGACTGTTACCAATGTTGTATCGAACACCGTTACCGTAGCGACTCGTGGCAGTGGTGTTGCTGGCCTGTATAAAACAAGTGTTGATAGTCATGATTTAGATGCCAATGTTCAGCCATGCTACACAGCCAATAATAAGCTAGTCGAGGATGTGCTAGAGGATATCTATTTATTATCCGGAATCGATCCTGTATTTATTGATAAAGCTCAATGGACGGCCGAGCTTCAAGAATGGAATTCTGACGCAAGATTATTCACGGTATTCAGCAAGCCAGATACGCCAGTCGACGTGTTAAATCAAATCTTACAAGCTTACGTAATTGACATGTGGTTTGACCAAGCATCACAAAAGATACTACTTAGCGCCACATCAGCATGGAAGAGGCCAAGAAAAACCATCAAAGAAGGGTCTGATTTTGTTAAACCTAAAATATCATCACTAATCAATGACCGATTCTCACGCGCATATGTTTACAATCAAAAATCATTTCAAGCAGAGAATGATGATGAGATAAACTTCTCAAATCTAACTGTATTCACAGACGCACAAAGTGAAACTAGCGATTTCTACGGTGATGTTAAACTGAAAGAGTTTGATAACAACCCGTTCATCCAGCCTACAGATGCATTCTCTCTAGTGTCTAGATATGTTCGACGCACATCGAGAGTGCCAAAAGAAATAACAGTACTAATGGAAGAGAGGCAAGTTGCAGGCATTAAATATTCAGACATACTAGAAGTTATAACTCGTGAAACTCAAAATGCGGATGGTGATGCGATATTAGGATTTATACCAGCACAGGTAATAAAGATTCAACCAAAGTTTGGCGGAATCGGCAGGCAGTACGATGTTAAATTACTGAGCTACGTGCCAGAGCTGCAAAGCGGCGTTTACGTCATAACTGGAAATGTATTTGATTTGAATTTATTTAATTACATTAACGATCCAAACATTGCGGTAGATGTGACATTTGTATTTGACGGATGCACTATTGGCTCAACAGCTAGCAATATACCATCTGTTAGGGCTGGGAACTTCGCCCCGGGAAGCACGATAAAAATTATATGTACAAATAACACGGTGTGGTCAGCGAAGGGTGGGGATGGAGTCAGTGCAACTGCTTCAGTTAACGAGTCATCCGGGGGGGTGTTATTTGCAGGAAGCCCTAACGGAGCTAACTCTTATCAGTCCGACGGCGTTAATACAGAAATATACATAAATTATGGAGTGGTCGACGGATATAATACCAAGTCTGAAATGCTAGCGTCAGGCGGAGGCGGAGCGTCCGCTGGGGCTTACGGGTGGGGGCGCGAGGCCATTGGTAGCTACGCAATAACAGCCTCAGCAGCATCAGGTGGAGGCGGAAGCGGCATAGGCGTTGGCGGATCTATTGACTCAATATCAGCGGCGAAAATTGGCAGCGGCTGGCCGTACTATAGCGACGAAAAAGCCAATAATGGCAGCGATGGAACGCTATTAAGCGGAGGGGCTGGAGCTGAAGTGTCTGCATACGCTAGATACCCTGTTGGGTTTGATTTTGCATACTCAAGCACCAGCGCATCAGGCGGAAGGGGAGGGGATAGCGGGCAGGGCGGCGGTGCGGGTGCGTATTCGTCACTATCATACTCTCCATCATCCAATCCTACACTGGAGGGAGGGCTGGTGTCATCAGCTGGATTGGCTGGCGGCTCAATAAAAGGAACTAACGTAACTGTTTACAACCTAGCTGCTGATTCATCCAAATTCATCGCGGGAAATTCAGACGCGTT